TTGCTATTCGTAGCGATGTACTGCCATATAATCTGTTTGTATTTACAGACTTATGATGTCTATAATCTCAGAACTTTAAAACATTTGTAACATGGGTCTGACAGAATTTTTCTGACGCCATGCGTATTATTTTTAGTGCTTATACTGCTCACTTGGAAGCCTTATGTCCAACAAGAGCTAAAGCTGTAATCAACAGCATGTGAAGTGGTCAAGTTTACTTCCCTTCATGATTAATAGGAAAACTTTCGAGACGCCTTTATAGATCTCATTCCCCCCCAATTACCCATGCGGCTCCTTCGGGAGACGCAGAGCAACAGGCTTGCGGTGTTGACGACTTGAAAGAACTTGTTCTTAGCAAACATCGAAACTGCATAGGCGAAAAGCAGGTATTAGAACGCATGCCGATATGTGAACATTTAAAACCAAAATTTTTTGGTTTTAGGTTCACTGTGCTCATGGGTTAGAAATAAATATTATCTAACCATGAGTAGTGAACTTGAAACTGTCCGTGTGTCCAAGGACACAGCCAGTCATTGTTTGTCAGTAATCTCTGAAGGGAGAAACTGTCTCAGGGCTGAATTTAGCCCCAAAAACCATGCCAAGGAACTTCAAAGAAGGCATGCTCAGAGTGGAGGAAGAAGGAGGAATAAGAAGGAATCAAAGAAACGCGGATATAAGATCCGACAGGCCAAAAACATCAAAGCTGATTTAAAACCTCACAATGAGGGAGAAAAGTCAGAACAGACTGTTGAGGAACGCAATGAAATAGCTAGAGCTGTGCTTTCTCCAGACAATGGAGATTTCTCCGATGCTAAGAAGGATGAAGAATTCCAAGATTTGTTGGATTCTTTTACTTCTTTTGCAGGAGAAAATTTGTCAGAAGAAGCTGATTTCTGGGTTTCTCATATTGAGAATGTTTTGCTATATGCTTGGCATCTCAAGAAGGCCGATAGTGTGACAGATGTAATTGTTGCCACTATGTCTTATGTCAAAATGTGTACCAAACAATCAGTTACTATGTCAATATTGAAATTGGTTGATACAATGTGTAAACGACAAGAGGAATTGCCAGCTAATGCTCTCTCAGGAGAGACAATTGTGAGAGGATGGGAGACTTTTAAGTCAAATCCTATTTTCTCTAAAATGAGCTACCTCATATCGATTGCAATGAGCGTTTCTGCTTGTAGTATTAAGAAACTTGAATGGCAACCATTTGGATTTGAGTTTATATCCATAGAAGCTATGAAAGAACAGGTCAAAGCTGTTGATGTTATTGACGCAGTTCTAAAAACTTTTACATGGATGCTTAGCACAGGATATAAGTGCATAATGACTCAAAGTTTGACACCAATATTGTTTGGTGATCAAAAGATGCATGAATTTCAAGAGAACTGTGACTATGTGTTAGCCAATCAACATAAATTCTTGTCAGGGAATGGTGGAGACATCGGACCTTATGAGAAGAAAGTTGATGAAGCTTTACAACAAGTTGCAGCAATGAAAAGAGTCAAACCTGATGCTGCTACAAGCTTCTGGCTTCAAAACAAATACACCGAACTAACTATTCTGAAAGAGAAAATAGTCGGTAAACATAGGAACACAACCCAAAGACTCCAACCGTTTGGAGTAGGTATCACTGGTTCCTCAGGAGTAGGAAAGACGATATTAGGAGGATTAACTATGAGAGTAGGTTTGGAAGCCTGGGGTGTCGAATATGATGATTCACGCATCATCACAGAAGATCAAGATGACAAGTGGGATAGTTTGGT